GATCTCCTATTTGATTTACGTCAAGCGTCATTGTACTACCGTCTAAATCAAAAGGAGTCATTGAACCTGCGGAAGATAGTTATCCTCCTATCAAGTTAGCTGAACCCAACTGTTCTAAATCTAGATTAGCAGTAGCTCCACTCTGCTCTACAAAAATCTCGTTGTCTGCGGCAAAAGTAAGTGACGACATTATGCCTAATATTATTATTATTATTTTATTCATATTCCCAATAGCCTCTATCTATTCCTATATGTATTATATTTAAAACCCCAGTCTCTATTGCCTTTTGTAAAGCTATAGACACACTTTCATTCTCAGCAACACCCCCTTCTATTTCTACTAGTTCAGTACCAGTTTCAATAAAACGAAATATATCTTGAGAAATGCTTGTGGATAAAATACTTTTAGATACTAAAGTTTCTGTAAGTACTTCACCAGTTGATACCGAGACTAATCTTAAGGATATGGTTACAGTATCTTCTCTATAAGATTTACTATTTCCAATCCCTAAGTACCTAGCTCCGATACCTCCAGATTGCAGATTAGCCTCGTAACTAATCACGCCCCCTTGAACTAAAAGCCCTGCAAATAGTAAGGGCTTTAACTTATTATCTTCTTCAAATTCTTTACGAGTGCTTCTAATAAGTTGTCGTTCTTTTGTAAGGTCATCAAGACCTACACGTTCTACGACCCTAAAGAAATTACCGTTAGCTGTATGCTTAAAAGCCCTAATTAAAAATGCTTCAGGTGCTTGCGTAACTGCTGTACTAAACAAAGCAAACGTGCTGTTGCTTCTTCGTTGCCCTGTTAAGTCTTTAAAACTATTAGGGTATACAGCTATGGTAGGTTTATTCTTAGCGGCAGGTAGATTCTTTAATACTGTGGATTGTAAATCTAGGGTTGAGGTGGGTTGTATTTTCTTGGTTAAAAATAAATCGTCATTAGCCTCAAAGACTGCACAACTAGAAAGTAAAAGTACCGATAGGCAAAGTAATAGTCGTAGTTTCTCCATTTGAATCCGTTATCGTTAATGTTATATATACACCGTCACTTGAATAAGTAATGGTATTACCTTCTAATTCTATAGTCCCCTCTGTGCTAGGATTTTCTCCGAATAAATTTTCAACCAACTGTCGTGATAACTGTGCATAAATTCTAGACTCCAAGTTACGTACAAACCTAGCAAGTGTAGTGTTCTCTTTGTCCCTAGCAATCTCATCTTGTAAAGCTTTTAGCTCTGCCTTAAGACTAAGCTTTCTTGAATGCTCTTGGTTCTCTATTGTTAAATAATGTGAGCTAGTATTGTTGCCATTAAAACTAGGGCTTTTAAATTTAAATACTACCTCATCAGCCAGTGTATATCCTGACCAAAAAACTACCGACATACACCAAAAGAAAATACAGAACATACAATTACGTTCTGTCTTATGGCTTCTGAATGTGGGCTTTAACTTCAATTTCATTTCTAATCTTTCCTCTGGTCTTCTCTATCAGCTTTCGCTATTTCTTCTGGGTTAATTAAGTTGGGTACTCCTAGTAATGTTTTAAGTAGTACATCTTGGCGTATGGATTGATTATCTAAAGCCCTTACTCTGTCGATTAACGACACAATAATACCATACTGGCTGTCGAGTTTTGTAGATACTCTTTCTTCCATAGTATCTAAACTTGTTTGAACTTTGTCATCTAGCGTGTCTAACTTAGTTTCCATGCCGTCAATAATTCTGTTAATTAACTTCGACACGAACCAGCCTAAACCCATTGCGGCGGCAATAGGGAATCCGACTTCTGTTATAAATGTTACTGCTTCAGACATTATTCTTTAGGGGTATGTGATGCTCCAAAATAAAAACTAATAACGGCACTAGCTAATCCACCAAGATAACCTAGTACTAAGTTAATAAGAGCTTCGGAGTTTTGTTCTGGGGGTTGTAAAGTAACAAGGAATATATATCCCATGAATCCTCCTACAACTGTAATGCCCATTATCCGAGCTGTCCAATCCTTTGAAAACTTTCCACGAGCATCCTGCTTGTCTTCAGTTTCTAATTTAAATACATCTACGTCCAGTTCTTTCATCTGGATTTCAAAAGCATTTTCAGCTTTCTTAAGTTCTAGCATTTGTTCAGGTGTTGCTTCTGCTACAGCCTTCTCAATTGCCTTGGGGGTGTTAGGACAACCGAGTACATCAGCTATCATGTTTGCCGCCATACCACCCATAGGACCACCTAACGCAGTCCCTAATGTAGGAGCTACTGCTCCCACTATGTTCTTCAATAAGTTTTTCATTCGGCTACTCCCAGTACCATTAATTGTAATTCTCTACTACGTCCACCGACTTGATTAAACCAACGACTGTCTTCCATTTCAACAGCCATCTGTTTCCAATCTCCTTCCTTACAAGCCTTAAACATATTCTTAAACTTTGCAAGTCTTGTGCCACCTAAGTTAAAACACATGTTGACTAAGACATGTTGTATTGGCTCTGGTAATCTATTAAAAGAAGGTACAGTACCATAGATATGTATTGTTTCTCTATAATGTTTATCAAAGTCATCTGCGAAATATAAGTCTACTACTTCTTGTGTTACAGGCTTTCCTACTTCCCAAGTATATTCAGGGTCTTCTGGTTGACACAAGTGTCCTATGCCTAGAGTTTTATACCCTAAACTATCTTCATAGATTTTTAATACCTCACCTTCGTGCCTTGTTATTTGTTGTTTACATTCTTCTATATTCATAATCCTAGTCCTTTCATTTGAGATTTTAACTCTCTATCTTCCAAATCTTGTACTGCTTCTGAGGATGCGTTAAACGGTAATCCTGTTTGCCTGTTAATCATTTCGTCTGGTTCGTCTTTTACATTAGGTACATTAGTAACGATACCACCTCTTGCATATTGTTTAGCTTTATACTTTTTAGTTTTAGTAGTTGTACCTCTTGCAAAACTTCTCATGTCTTTACGGATATCAGGCGGTATTAAACCATAGCCTGGGACATTAGTAATTATTATTTCTGGTATATTTTTTCTGTATAGTATACCATCAATAAAGTCTTGAGGCAATGGACCTGCAAAAGTTTTTAATACTGATGTCAAATCTCCTGCATTTCTGTCATATTCACTATCAAATTTTGCGGCATAATCAAATGGACCATAACCACCCCACCTACGAACAGCTTCAAGTATTATTTTACCATTATCTTTATCTAGTCCAGTTTCATAGTCTTTTAAGTTTTCACCTTGACTTCTAATAGTATTACCAACATGAGCTACGCCTGACATTAATAATAAAGTAGGTACAACTTTAGGTATAGATTGCATTGGACTATTAACCGCTTCAGTTGAAAATCTTTTAAGTATAGTGTTATTAAATACTGTAGGATATCCTGCAAACTGAACTAGTAGCTGTGCTGAAGGTGTTGAAAACCATAAAGGTCTGTTAGCTTCCGCAGTACTAGGATTAAGAATAATTTCTTTTACAAATCTATTAGCACCAGTAGTATATCTTTCATGGTAAAAAGATTGTGACCTTGCTAACTCATTATCAAATACACCATCTTTAAGTGAGTTTTTGTACCATGTAATTGCCTCATCAGCATTAATACCTAAGTCACCTAATTGTTCAGTAAGATATTCTTTCTTGCTTTTACTTAAAGTTTTACCTCTAGTAACAGTAGTTTCACCTATTCCTGTTTTAATAGTCTTTGTTTTTAAAGAATCTTTATAAAGTTTTTCAGCATTCTGTCTTATTAATCTTTTACCAGTTGTAAAGGATGCAAGTTGTACAGCTTTAGTCCACTGTGTAAGTAAATTAACTTTAAAGAATGCTTGTTGTACATTTTTTGCATAACTACCGTGAAGCCCTTCACCTGCAAGACCTTCAAGTCTTTCTTGTACTGCTTGCTCTAAAGCTAATCCAGTTTGATATAGTTCTCCCCAAGCTTCATCATCTATATCTTTTATACCTTTAACTCTTTGACGTAGTACACCTCGTTGAAAACCTTTAATACTTCTGTCAACAATACTACT